CTAAATAATTATTAAAAAGAATAATATGAACTCAAAAGATTTTATACAAGCGCTTCGAAAAGTAATTCGTGAAGAAGTTTCGACAGCCGTACGTACAGAGTTAAAGCATTATGGTTCCGTGATTAATGAAACAAAATTATCTGTTAGACAAGAACCGACGCCTACATACACTAACGCATATAAACCAAAGCCAAAACCAAAGCAGCAATTTACACAGAATTCTATGCTTAATGACATTTTAAATGATACGGGTGGGTTTCGAGCTGAAAATCCATATGCTGCATTAAATGAAAATGTAGTTGATTATAGCGGAGACTTTGACGAATGGCCATCAATGCAAATGGGTGCAAGGCCTTCAATGGGTATGTCTAGAGCAGCTGCAATACCAACAGTAGATCCTGAAGGAAGACCAATTAATCCAGCAAACGTACCTGAAGAAGTAGTAAATGCAATTACAAAAGACTATTCAGCTTTAATGAAAGCAATCAATAAGAAAAAAGGCTTATAATGTCATACGAAAAAAGATATAATACAATTGACTTACTTCCAGACGTAGCTGTCGGAATTAAAATTCCTATGTTAAGGGGAGACGGAGTTCTATTTGATTTATCTTATTCAACTGAAGAGCAAGTAATTTCAAATTTAAAGAATTTAGTTCTTACTAGAAAAGGAGAAAGAGTAATGCAGCCTGAGTTTGGTACTACATTACAAGATTCATTATTTGAACAAAATACAGATTTGCTAGTAGCGTCTATTAGAAATTCTATACAAGATGCTGTTAAATTTTGGTTACCTTATGTTAGTTTAGACGTAATTACGGTAGACCCAGTTATAGCAGTTTTAGGTAACCAAGAAGAGCATGGAGTAACTATATCTTTAGTAATTTCATTAAATGGACAACAAGCAGAAAAACCAATTACATTTTTAGTAACAGCAAATTCAATTGAATTAACATAATATGGCACAGACTAAAAAAGATATAAGATATCTTAATAAAGATTTTGGACAATTTAGAGCAAACTTAATCGAGTTTGCAAAGAATTATTTTCCAAATACTTACAACGATTTTAATGAAACCTCACCGGGTATGATGTTTATAGAAATGGCATCATATGTAGGAGACGTTTTATCATATTATACTGACAATCAATTAAAAGAGTCGTTTTTACAATATGCAGATAATAGACCAAACGTTTTAGCACTAGCTCAAAATGTTGGATATAAAACAAAAAATACTATTCCTGCAACAGTTGATATTGATGTGTTTCAATTATTACCAGCTAAAACTACTCCAAACGGAAAAGCTCCTGATTGGGCATACGCTCTTACATTGAAAGAGAATATGATTATACGAGATGATAAAACTAATGCAGAATTTAGAACATTATCTTTAGTAAATTTTTCCGTATCAAGCAGTATTAATCCGACAGAAGTTTCAGTATATCAAGTTAATGATAATGACAACACTCCTGAATATTATTTATTGAAAAAGAAAGTTAAATCAATAGCAGGTACTATACAAACTAAAACTTTTAATTTTGGAAATGCTAAAAGATTTGATAAAATATTAATTGAAGATGTCGATGTTATAGAAGTAATGTCTATTACAGATTCAGATAATAATAGTTGGACTGAAGTTCCATTTTTAGCTCAAGATATGGTATTTGAGACTATTGCAAATACAGTACAAAATGACCCAGAGTTATCACAATATAATGATATTCCATATCTTTTAAAATTAAAGAAAACTGCTAGACGATTTATAACTAAATTTAGATCTGACAAAAATTTAGAAATTCAATTCGGTCCAGGGGTATCTGATAATGACGACGAAGAATTAATTCCAAACCCAGATAATGTAGGCTCTAGCTTAAATGGATTGCAAGTTCAGTTTGATCATCCTGTAGATCCTTCAAATTTCATGTATACTAAAACAT